CATGAACATCACGAAGGGCACCGCGTCCACCCACGCCATCGAGTTCGGAACCTCAAGCCCGACGACGATGACCCTGCGAGGGATCGACTTCAGCGGCTACAACGCCACCGACGCGCAGAACGACTCGACGCTGCACATTCTGCGGACCACCGCCACAGTGACCATCAACCTCATCGGCTGCACCGGCAACATCAGCTACAAGAGCGCGGGAGCGACGGTCGTGCTGGTCAACAACCCGGTCGCGCTCTCCGTCCACGTCGCCGACATCGAGGACAACTCGGACCTGTTCAAGGCGAGGGTGCTCGTGGCCGTCGCCTCTGCGGCCGGTGGCTGGCCCTACAACGCCTCGGTCACGATCACCAGTTCTGGCACGACCGCGACCGTCACGCATACGGCCCACGGCCTGAGCACAGACGACAACGTGATCATCGCGGGTGCCGTCGAGGACCCCTACAACGGCGTGTTCAAGATCACCGTCACCGGCGTCAACGACTACACCTACGTCATGCCGACAACGGCCACCTCTCCGGCCACCGGCACGATCACCGCGACGCTGGCGATCATCAGCGGGCTGACCGACGCCAACGGCGACATCTCCGCGAGCCGGTCCTACGACGCCGACCAGCCGATCACGGGTCGCGTGCGGCTGATCAAGGAGGTCTCCTGATGGGCAACGCGAGGTACTTCGATGGCACCGACGATTCCATCCGCTGCTCCATCGGGGGCACGGACCTGACCGGAGCCCTGACGATGGCGATGCTGGTTCGCAACGACTCGACCAAAGCCGGGGGTCCCCTCGTTTACGGGGTGCTGAACCATAGTTCGACTGGCGCAGGGAGGATCTACCTGCTCATCAACGCCTCGCTCAAGCTGCAGCTTGGGCTCACTCCTGTCAGCACAACCTCGGTCAACGAGGACGAGTGGGTGATCGTCGCGGCATCGAAGGCTGCAGGCACGGTTACGCCACGCGCCCATATCTATCAAGGCGGCGTCTGGACGCACGAGGCCATGAGCGTCTCTTTGCCGGACCCGGCAACGGCGTCAGGCGGTACGGTCCGCTTCGGCGAGTTCGCAGGTATCGCCTGGACAGAGATGGATATAGCCGCAGCCGCCGAGTGGCAAACCGACCTGTCTGACGCGCAGGTCGAGAACTACATCTCCTGGGAGCGCGCGACGCAGTGGCAGGGATGCTCGGCGGCCTGGGACTTCGACCAGGGCTCGGTGACCGAGAGCGTGAGGGACGTGACCGGCGGCGGCGCGGATCAATCCTCGATTACAGGCACGTCGGTCATCACCGACGGCCCGAGTTCGCGCTACTACAAGAACCAGCCGATCACCGGCACCATCAACAGCGCAACCGGCCTGAGCCGAACGGTCCTCCTGAGGAGCGATGAGTAGATGGGCCTTGCGCGAAGCTTCAACGGCGGCGGCGAACGCGTCTTGACGGCCGCCGGGTCCATCGTCGCCACCGGAGCGATGACCCAGGCGGTGTTGACGCGAAAACCGGCTGGCACCGACGCTCTCCTGTCCTACAAGCTGGGAATCGTTACCAGCGCCCCTGCCGTCTGCACGGGCCTCAGCTTCGACACATCCAACCAAGTTGGCTGGCTCCCCAACGGCATATCGGGGGGACTGCGGACCTCCACCACGACCGTCCTCGTGAGCGACGGCTGGGTGATCATCGTCGTGTCAAAGCCAGCCGGAACGTCTACCTGCCGCGCGCACATCTACAAGGGCGGGGTCTGGACGCACGAGGACATGTCCGGTGGCACCATCGCTTCACAATCCGGCACCCCTGCGGAGGTCCAGTTCGGCTACTTCTTGTTTGGCTACGACACCTTGGAGATCGCAGCCGCCGGTCACTGGGATTCCGACCTGACCGACGCCCAGGTAGAGGAGTACATCTCCTGGGAACGGGCGACGCAGTGGCGCGGAGCGGCGGCGGCCTGGGACTTCGACCAGGCGAGTGTTGCCGACCCCGTGCTCGACGCGACCGGCGGCTCGGCGGATCAGACCGAGGTTCAGGGCTCGACCGTCATCACGGACGGTCCCGACTCGGTCTACTACCAGACGGGCCAGGTCACTGACACCATCGACAGCGCAACCGGGCTGATCCTCGACGTTCTGCTGGTGCCTGATGGATGAGGAGGGCGACCTCCGAGGTCAGGTGAACGGGCGTAACATCGTCGCGCTTGCCGAGACGGTCGAGGCCCTTCGGCAAGAGATTGCCGACCTCGTTCAGCGCGTGGGCAACATGGAGAATCAAGAGGCCGCCGACCAGGCCGAGCGAGCGCAGACGCGACAGCAGCTTGCGATACTGCTGACCGAGAAGGGAACCGGACCAACGGCATGACCATTGAAGAAGCCCTGAAGGTCATTCAAGACATCTACGACGAGGAGCATCCGGCGTTCGGCAACAGTCGCGACCGGCACGAGGCGCTGGAGATGGCGATGGACGCGCTGCGCGCGCAGGCGGCGTGATGCCGACGGTCGCTTGGGACACTCGGATCATTCAGGTCGCCAAGGCCGATCCGGCGATGACGCTGGTGCAGGCCGGGCCACCGGAGATCTACGAGTGCGACGTGGATGCCCTGCGGCTGGCGCTGAAGGACTTGGAGGACGGCGAGGGGATAGTCGAGCCGGACACGCACCGTCACAACACAGAAGTCACGGTCGGCGGCGTGACCCTGGCCCGTGTGGTCGAGTTCATCAACAGCTACCAGGTCGAGTTTGAGACCGGGCAGTACGCGGTCAACCTGGTCGGCGCGAACACGAACCTCTCCGATGTGGCCGTGGTCAATCAGGTGTCGATCCGCTCGGGCAACACCGCCGGGTTGATCGTCGGTGAGGGTGCTGATCCGCTCGACGTGGCTGATGCGGTTTGGGATGAGGCGGTCGCCGATCACGCGGCTTCGGGCAGCTTCGGTGGGTTCACGCAGAAGAAGCTGCTGACGGTCGCCAAGTTCATCGGGCTGAAGTAATGGGCCTGCTGCTGCTCTTCCGCAGCCGGGCGTACCTGCGCGGCCTCGACCTGCTGCCCTCGGCGTGGCCGACGCTCGACGTGCCCGACCCGAGCACCCTGACGGTCCTCAGCATCGCGGGGGGCACCGCGATAGAGGTCGGCAGCGGCGATACGGGGGCCGCTGCGCCGACTGGAGCGACCGTGGAGGGGGTAGCGGGCGAGATGGGCGTGCCGTCGCCGGAGAACGTCTCCCTGGAGCCGTCGGCTTCGCCTCGGGTCAGGGGCACGAAGGGCGACTAGGCTTAGGACGCGATGGTCTACTACACCGCCGAGGGCAACACCGAGCCGCTGGAAGTCCGCCTGACGCGGAAGCGAGAGACGGTCGACCTCAACGGCGCATCGGTCACCTTCGCCATGCAGCAGCGCAACGGCGACAAGCAGATCACCGGCAGCGCGAACGTCACGGACGCCGACGCGGGCAAGGTCGAGTTCGTGTGGGGCGGGAGCGACCTCGACTCGCCTGGCATCTACGACGCCGAGTTTGATGTCACCTACGCGAGCGGCAAGCTGCAGAGCTACCCCGGCAGGGAAACGCTCGTGGTTGTGGTCCGGCCTTCGGTCGACTAGCACAGCATCGCCAAGAGCGATAGCCTGTAGCTCCTGATCACCGACCAAGGAGGCTTCACGATGAACGTGAACCGAGTCATCATCAACGGCAACCTCACGCGCGACCCCGAGCTACGGGCCACACAAGGGGGGACATCCGTCGCGACGCTGCGCGTCGCAGTTAACGAGCGCATCAAACAGAACGACGAGTGGACCGACCGCGCCAACTTCTTCGACGTCACCGTATGGGGCAAGAGCGCGGAGAACTGCGCGAGCTACCTCAGCAAGGGCCGCCCGGTCCTTGTCGAGGGCAGGCTGCGATGGGAGGAGTGGGAGGCAAAGGACGGCAGCGGCAAGCGACAAGCCGTCAAGATCGTCGCCGACCAAGTGATCTTCCTCCGCTCCGCGCAGGACGACAACAGCGGCGGCGGAGGCGAACCGACGCAGGCGCAACAGCAGCAGGCCCAGCCCGTTGGAGCCACGCCCGCTGATACCAGCGGCATGGGGCAGCAGCCCGGCGCAGAAGACGACAACATTCCCTTCTGATGGCCGCTACGGAGGCACCTGAGACCCAGGATGCAGGGGCAGCGGAGGACGTGGAGGATTTCACGCCCTTGGCGATGAAGGGCGAGCGCGGCAAGCGGCTGGGGCGCAACCTGGACGACATGAGCTTCGTGCTCGCGCTCCTGGTCGCACCCGCGCTGATCAACCTGGGCCTGATCGCCAACATCATTACCTGGGACGACCCCGGCGGCGCGCTGGTGGGTCTCGGCTTGCTGGCCCTAGTGGACGGCTTTGTCCTGCTCGCGGTCGCGGCAGGCATCGCCTACGACGACGAGGAGCCCGACCGCAACCCCCGACAGGCGGACGCAGGATGAGCCAGCTACGCCGTCGCATCGATCAACTCCGAGCCGTGGCGACGGGCGAGGGCGACACCGTCGAAGCGAACCGCGCGTTCCTGCTCGCACTGGCCGACGAACTCGACGCGCTGATCGCCAGCGTCGCGGTGATCGTGCCGGTGGCCGTCGCACTGGCCGACGAACTCGACGCGCTGCTGGAGAAGGCAGTGAGGCTGAAAAGAACGGAGTAGACATGGACTGGCGAGTATCAGAGCGCAAGGCGGTCGGGGCGAAGAGCGGCAAGGTGGTCGAGCTACGGCTCAACCCCGACGAGGTCGAAGCGATGCAGGCCGGGCTGGAGGCGCTCAACGACAACAGGCGCGATGGGTGGGAGGAGGATGACTACCCGGTCGCGTCCTCGTTGGCCGTTGACCTCGCCGCAGCGCATGCCGCCGTCAGACGCCGATGAACGCGCACCACGTTTACGTCGTCAACCTCGTCGAGGAAGAGGACGGCCTCTACCTCTTTGCTTACGCCGACGACGCCCGCCGCTTTGCGGAGGCGCAGCGCACTCCGGCGGTGCAGACCGAGGAGCCGGTGTTCAGCCGCGAGCAGGCGCAGCCGCTCATCGAGGTCGCTCGACAAGGTCGGTCAATCGCCCTCGTCCGCGAGGACCGGCGCGGAGAGTGACCGTCGACGTCAACGGCTGGTGGCTGACGGTGAGCATCGGCGCAGCGTGCGACAGATGCGACGCAGAGATTCCGCGAGAAGCCGACTACTACTACTTTCACGCGCGGGACAAGGAACACCGTCAGGGGCTTTGCTCGGCTTGCGCGGAGGCGGAGGACGTCGCTGTGGAGGCTCGCCCGGCACATGCCTGGAAGAACAAGCATCATCCGAAGCCCCAAACCCGCCAGGAGATCCGCCGAGCGGCGGACTGCCCGCGATGCGGTGCATTGGTCGGCGAGGCATGCAGATCCGCGACCGGGCGACGGCAGAAGAGGAATCACGCCGAGCGGGTGAAGGCTGCGCAGCGGAGCGGGGCACCGAAGCCGGGCACCGCCGTGCTCGGTGAACTGCGCGACGCAACCGTCGAGTGGCGGGAGCTACGCGGGCAGATCGCGAGCACCGCCCGAGCGCGCGAGGAACTCATGGCGCAGGCAGCGGTGCGGGGCGCAAGCATCGCCGAGATCGCACGCCACGCTCAGACCGACGAGGATCTCGTCAAGCAGATCGTGGCGAACAGAAGTAAAACCGGGGAAGGGCGGTGAAGCCCCTCCCCGGCTGCATTGACCGGAGGAAACTATCCGGCGACCGACTCCTGCAGGATGGCGTCGAGATCCTCGACGTCAGCGGGAGTGGGCTTCGCGGGAGCCTCGATGGCCTCGCCTGCAAGCGCGGCCTCGATCAGATCGCGACGCTGCGCGAGCACCTCGTCGACCGGCGAGTCGAATCCGCCGTCGCCCTTCTTGCCCTCGACAACCTCGCGGGCAAGCGCGACCTGCTTCTGGTCGACCTCGACCAACTCGGGTGCGAGGACGACCTCGTCCGGCTGACGCATCTCCGCGCCGTACCGGAGCGTGGCGAGCATCAGGCAGCCACGGTCGTCGGCGTACACGACACCGAGCTTCTGCCGGGTCCGAACTGAGAACCGGACGAACAGGGCGAGATCCTCGCCGAGCGCCTCGCGGGTCAAACGGTAGGCCCGATGGCTGCCACCCTTGGCGGGCGACTGCAGGAACGCCGTGTCGGTGACGCGGTCGAACGGAATCGCCGCGCGATCCACCGTCTCGATGACGCGGATATCGGGCAGCTTCGTCGCCTCGTCGATGGCCTTGATCTGCGCGGCGTCGATGGACTGAAACGAATCGCCCGTCCGAACGCCGTGGGTCAGATCCGAGGTCTCGACGACCTCGCCGGTCACCTCATCGAGCCACCGCTGCTTGGGCGCAGCGCCGGAGGGCGTCGCGCGGTCGAAGCGAACCTCGACGTTCTCGACGGCCTTGCAGATCTGGACCGGGAAGGAGAACAGCGGCTTCTCATCGCCGGTCGCCTTGTCGATCTTGGTCGTGATGGTCAACTGTGAATGGAAACCCCTCATCAGGATCAGCCTCCTTGGTCGGTTGCGCTAACGAATGTAGCAGGTACGGGCGGCCGTCGCAAGTCAGCGACGGCAGGCAAATACCTGCTCGCCACCTTCGCCTAGCCGCTCGGCGATGATCGTCGCCGCCTGCAGCGAGGACACGGTGCGACCCTCCTCCAACCGAGGGCACTCGACCCGGTACACAGGCCGGTCGGCGGGGTCGACCTCGGCCACGACGGTTACATCGCCAAGGGTGGCGACGCCGTCCACGGTCAGGTGGGACAGGAACGCTCGGGTCTCGTCGGTCATCGGGAATCCTCCTGGTCGGTTGCGCTAACGAATGTAGCACACCGAGCCGGACGGCGCGACCCGTCGCGCGTTGCTTATGGCGAGCCAACCTGCTACATTCGATAGCGCACCGACCAAGGAGGAACGATGACCACCACGACCACCGCGCCGACAGCGCCGACAAGCGCGAAGGACTTGGCGCAGAACGCGGAGAAGCCGAAGGGCAAGGCCGCGCCGCCCGTCGAGGTGCTCGCCGGAGCGCGCCCGCACGCCGCCGAGCCGAAGCTGGACGGGTGGCGAGTCCTGATCCACGTCGCCGAAAACGGCGTCCACTTCTACACGCGGACGGCCAACCTCGTCCCGGCAGCCCTGCCGGACCACGCCGCCGAGCTTGCGGAGAACCTGCCCGCAGGAACATGGCTCGACGCCGAGGCGGTCGCCATCGAGATCGAGGACGGCAAGGTCATGCAGACCTGGGGCAACGTGCAGAGCCTCCTCAGCAGCCAGAAGCCGGTCGGCAGCGAGCACATCACGCTGATGGCCTTCGACCTGATCGCCCACGGCGGCATCGACGCGCGCGCCCTCCCCTACGAGAAGCGCCGCAAGCTGCTGGAGGCCATCTTCGACAGCGGCGACTGGAACGGCATCCAACTGGTGCCGCAGATCGAGCCGACGCAAGCGAGCCTCGACGCGCTCCTCAGCCAAGGGTTTGAGGGCATGATGCTGAAGGCGCTCGACGCGCCCTACGCGAGCGGCAAGCGCGGCGCAGGGTGGACGAAGCTGAAGCCGACGCTCGACGCCGACGTCATCATCACCGGCTACACACCGGGCAAGAACGGCTTCGCCGGGATGATCGGCGCGATCACCTTCGGCCTCTACAACGCCGACGGCGATCTGCTGGAGGCCGGGAAGTGCAGCGGCATGAGCATGAAGATGCGGCAGACCTTCACCGACAAGGGCGAGGACTTCATCGGGCAGCCGATGGAGATCAAGTACCAGGAGCGCATGCCGACCGGCGGCTTCCGCAGCCCGAACTTCAAGCGCATGCGTCCTGACAAGGCCGCGACCGACTGCACCTGGGATGACCTCGGATGACCACGCTCGCCGAACTCCGCAAGGCAGCCGACCGAATCATCGGAGACGAAGCGATCACCCCGACCGAGATGGTCGCGGCGCTCGACGCCGAGGTGCCCGGATGGCGCGACCTCGACCCCGAGGACGTCCAGACCGCGCTGCGGGAGGCGAAGGCCGACCTGATGCGTGAGATGGACGGATGGCTCGACACCTACAACGCCCTAAAGGAGGACCGCGCATGAAGACGTCAACGAAGCGGCGACGCCACGATGCCCGCCGGAAGAATACGAACGCCCTGAAGGCTCGGCGGCTGGAAGGGAGGCGGCGCGCCACGGCGGGTCCGATCCGCTGCCTGCAGTGCGGTCGGGCAGACTTCGACCGGCTGGACGCCACCGGACACTGCGAGCGATGCACCGATTGATACGTCCGACTCGATGTGCTACATTTGATAGCGCAACCGACCGAGAGGAACCCGCCGCATGATCCAGCTACGCCCCTACCAGCACGAGGCCATCGACGCCGTCGAGAAGGCTCTCGACAAGGGCGTACAGAAGCCGCTCGTCGTCCTGCCGACCGGCACCGGCAAGACCGTCGTCTTTAGCCGGGCCATCGAGAAGCGGGGAGGCACCGCCCTGGTGCTCGCGCACCGCGACGAACTGATCCAGCAGGCAGCCGAGAAGCTCGCGGCGGTCGCGCCGGAACTCGCCGACAGCATCGGCACCGTCAAGGCCGAGAAGAACGACGTCGACGCGAAGATCATCGTCGGCAGCGTCCAGACGCTCTCCCGCGACAAGCGCCTCGCGCAACTACCGACCAAGTTCGACACGGTCGTCATCGACGAGGCCCACCACGCCGCCGCCGACAGCTACCTGAAGATCATCGAGCACCTCGACGACTCGCCCCTGATCCTCGGCGTCACCGCGACGCCGGAGCGGGCCGACAGCAAGGATCTCGCCGAGGTGTGGGAGACGACGGTCTACGCCCGCTCGATCCTGGAGATGATCGAGGGCGGCTACCTCGCCTCGCTGAAGGGCTACCAGGTACAGATCGACGGCCTCGACCTCCGCACGGTCAAGGTCAGCGGCGGCGACTATCAGGCGGGCGACCTCGGGCGGCTGATGGAGGAGACCTTCGCCGACCGCCAAGTCGCGCGGGCCTACAGGGACATGGCCTCAGATCGCAAGGGCATCGTCTTCACCCCGACCGTCGACGTCGCGCACGCGACCGCCAAGGAACTGAACAAGCTGAACATCCCCGCCGGGGCGGTCGACGCAACCACGCCGCAGGACGAGCGGCGGCAGCTACTCGGCGACCTCAAGAGCGGCAAGCTGCAGGTCATCTGCAACTGCGGCGTGCTCACCGAGGGCTTCGACGAGCCGAGCGTCAGCGCCATCGTCGTCGCGCGGCCCACGCGCTCGCGCGGGCTCTACGTCCAGATGGTCGGGCGGGGCACCCGCATCCACCCCGGCAAGGAGGACTGCATGATCCTCGACTTCAGCGGCGCGGAGGTCGACCTGAAGGCCATGAACCTCCCCGGCATCTTCGATATCGACGCCACCGAGTACGAGGAGGGCAAGGCCATCGAGGAGGCGGTCGCCGAGTACGAGGCCAAGCAGACCAAGATCGGCAAGCGGAAGGTCACCGAGAAGAACCTCTTCGCACGCAGCGAGGTGCGCTGGATCAAGGTCGAGCCGGAGGGCGACACCCGCTGGGTGCTCAGCCTGGGCGGCGACGACCTGGTAGTCCTCGACCCGCACGACGGAGGCTTCCGCGTCCTGCAGATGGGCGAGAGCAAGGCAAAGGTCATCGCCTCGGGCATGGACCTGGGCTACGCGCAGGGCATCGGCGAGGAGATGATCCGGCGCAGCAAGGCCGGGGGCCTGAACAAGAAGCGCGCCGCCTGGCACGAGCACGACGCGACGGCGGGGCAGGCCAGCTTCCTATGGGCGCTCGGCAAGCGCAAGCAGAGCAAACAGGCCAAGGCGGGCGAGATGACCAAGGGCGAGGCCGCGCAGGCGATCACCGAGGCGCAGGCCGAGGACCGGCTCAACCGCTTCGACGTCGCCCTGGCCGCCCGCGCGGCAGCCGAGGACAAAGAGCCGGTGCCCGCATGAGCTTCACCTCGCCCTGCGCTCGGTGGCGCACCGTCGACCGGGCGATTCATGTCCGGCTCGCGGACGGCCTGCACGCGGCGGACCCCGAGGTGGCCGAGAACCTGCGAGCAACCTCGCCGCGTTACAGCGACCAGCCGATACGGCCCGCAGCCTCGCCTCCGCTCGGGCGCGCGGTCGCGCGGATCGTCGGCAGGGGCGCGATCTGGATCGAGCGACATCGATGAGGCGCTACGAACTCCTGACAGCCGACGGCAAGACCATCACATGGCCGGGCGAGGACGGCATCAACGCCGCCGAACGGGCCGCCGACTGCCTGCGCGTGACCATCGTCGCATGGCGCGAACCGCGCGTCTCGATTGAAGTCGGCCCGCCCGAGGGCTGCTAACCCGCAGAAGTTCGTCTCGGGCGCGCTGCTGATTGTCGGTTACGCTCCGGGTGTGAGCACAACCGCAGCCCCACCGCAGGCCGCCCTGGAACTGCAAGAGGCGGTCGCCGCCAAACCGACGCCACTCGGCGACGACGGCACCGTGACCATCCACATCATCCGTCCCGGAATCGGAGGCGGACGCGGGCGTCACTACTACGGCCCCGAGATGCTGCAGGAGAACGCGAGCAAGTTCAACGGCTGGCGCGTCTACGTGGATCACCTCTCGCCGGAGGCCAAGAAAGCACTCGGCGGACTGCCCCGGTCGATGAAAGACCTCGGCGGGATGATCGAGGAGAGTTGGTGGGACGGAACCGTGCCCGGCGACAACCGCTTTGAGGCGGGGGCCGTTGTTGGCAAGATGCGTCCGATCCGTGATCTCAAAGACGTCGTCGAACAGCTTCCGCAAGCCGTCCAGTTCTCGATCAAGGCCAAGGCCACCGACGTCCGGCCCGAGATCATGGAGGGCAGCGAGGCATGGGTTGTCGAAGGTATCCGCTCGCAGCCGGGCTCTGTCGACGCCGTCACCGAGGCAGGCGCTGGCGGCAGGATCGCCGAGATCCTGGAGGCGGTCGACCACACGGCCGACCCCGAGCAAGAACTTGAAGAGGCCGTCCTGAAGGCCAAGCAGCGCAAGTCGCTGCCAACCGACTCCTTCGCCATACCCGACAAGAAGGCGTACCCGATTCAGGACGAGGCGCACGCGCGCAACGCCCTGGCGCGAGTCGCTCAGCACGGGAGCGAAGAGGAGAAGAAGCAGGTCCGGGCTGCGGTCAAGCGCCGCTACCCAAACATCAATCTCCAAGAGGAACAACACCCGCCCGACGCGGGCGACAACGCCGAAGGAGGCGACGTAGTGAGTGAGCTACTAGAGGCTCTGCGTGACCCCGAGAGTGAGGTCGCCCAGGCCGTCAACGAGCTTGTCGAGTCCCGCGTGGAGGAAGCGCGCGAGTCCGGCGAGGCGGAGATCGAAGAGGCCAAGGCCGAGGCAAAGCGCTCGGTTCAGCTTCGGGATTTCCGGGACGAGGCGCACAAGCAGATCGAGGAAGCAGACCTCCCCGAGAAGATGAGCAACAAGCTGCTCAGCGAGTACGACCTCATCGAGGGTGACCCCACGGACAAGCTGGACGTGGTCGACAAGGTCGACGACGACGGCGAGGTCACCGAGCCTGCGCTGACGCAGCTTCAGGAGTCGGTCAAGGCCGACATCGAGGAGCAGCGCGAAGTGCTGGCGGACCTCAACCCGACCCAGGTCCGGGGTCAGGGACCGAGCGGCAGCGATGCCGAGCGCAAGCCCAAGCCGAAGTCAAAGAGCTTCTGGCGCGAGCATCTGGAGGAGGCCGGGGTAGATCCCGACGCCGCCTTCGACGATGTCGACGCCAGCGAGGACGACGAGTAAAGGAGCGACTGGAACATGTCGACTTACAACCGACCGGGACGCGGAGTCCACGTCACGAACACGGCAACCAGCGCGGCCATCAACCACGGGCAGGCAGCCCAGGAGGAAGGCCACGTCGGAGTCGCTGTGAAGCAGGTCCCCGCGACCTGGGATGCGGCGCTGAGCGCCCATTCGGTCATCGCCGACGACGAGGAGTATTTCCTCATCACGAAGGGAGTCGTCCAGGTTGACACCGTGGGCGGGTTCGCCCGAGGCGAGCCGATCTACATCGTCGCCGCGACGAACGCCCTGACGGAGACCGGCTCCGGCAACGTGCCCTTCGGGCGCGTCGTCGAGATCGCTGGAGAGCGAGGGGTTCCGACCGGACAGGTGCGGATTGACCTCGATGCCAAGGACAACATCGACGCGGTCGCGTAAGCGCAACCGAGCGACGAAGGAGCGAAAGCAACATGTCGAGATACGGAGACATCGGTCGCCCGGTTCTGCTGCTGGAGGCATACAAGGACTGGGCCGACGAGCGCCGAGGAAGCGACCTGGAGGAGGCCCAGACAAAGGCCGACTTCCCGGAGTTTCTCTACGGTTCGGTCAGCCAGAGCATGTACAAGGGCTACACGAAGGTGATGCCCCAGTACGCGCGGTACACGGCGAAGGAGAACCTCCAGAACTTCCAGCCGCACCGCGTTCGCGGGCTGAACGGGATCAGAGGCATCGGCTACGTCGGTGACGCCGGGGAGTACCCCGAGCTTCGCCGTTCGGAGCGTCCCAGCGCGTCGCTGGTGATCGACACCTACGGGGGCGTCTACAGCGTCACCCGGCAGGCGACGATCAACGACGACAGCGGGCACCTGCTCAAGGACAACCCCGAGGACATGGGCTACGAGGCTGGCCTGTTCGTCAACGAGACGATCATGGCCTTCATCGAGTCCAACCCGACGGCCCCTGACGGCGATACCGTCTACCACGCCAACCACAACAACGCGGTCACCGCTGCTCTCGACGAGACGGCGCTGGCGGCAGCGATCTCCGCGATGGAGAACCAGACCGACGAGGACGGACGCCAGATCCGGGTAACCCCCGAGACCCTGGCCGTCAAGAACGTCGTGCTGGAGTTGATCGCGAATCGGATCATCCGGTCCCAGCAGACCGGGACGACGATCAACGATTCGACGTCGGTCGACTTCGATAAGGGAACGGATAACCCGCTCGCGGGCATCCTCCCTGCGAACGCTGTCGTGCGTGATCCCTACTGGAGCGACGCGAACGACTGGTACCTGTTCGCAAGCCCCAGGCAGGTTCCGGCCTTCGCGGCTGGCTTCCTGAACGGGAAGGAGGAGCCGAGCGTGTTCCTCAAGAACCCGGAGGCTCGCGGCGCTCTCGGTGGCGGGGGTCAAGACCCCTACACCTGGGAGTGGGACAGCGTCGACTTCAAGGTCCGTCTGGACTTCGGAGTCGGGGTCGTCGATCACCGAGGCACCTACAGGAGCATCGTCACCTAAGGGTGGCTACGCTCTGCCGGTACCCGACAGGAAGGTGATCTGATGCCAGCAGGAAATGACGCGGCAGCCGCCGCCAGCGAACTGGCCGATAAGTTCGGCAAGGGAGAGGCGCGCGCCGAGGAGGTCGTAGCTGCAGCCCGAGCACGCCGCACATCAGCGGTGGCGAGTGCCCAGCTACTGCCCCGCGACGAGGAAGCGACCGAGGCGCTGGACCTCAAGGAGGTCGCCAAGGCCGCCAAGGTCAAGACGGTGTTGTCAGCGGCGGTACGGGGCGACCAGGTCGTCTACGTCGCCGAGGACAAGGGCCGCCAGTTCAAGGACGCGGTGCCCGCGTCCGAGGTTGGCAAGAAGGCACCGGCTCGTAAGAAGAGCACCACCGCCAAGAGCAAGAAGAGCGAGTAGCTGAAGGAGGCCGGGCTGGAGGCGCACGAAATGCAGCCTCCAGCCCGGACCACCCGTGATCGCCCCGACCGTCGACGACATCCGCACCTGGTCGAAGGTCGACTTCGCCGGGATCGACTATGCCGTCGACTCGCCGGACCCGCTGCAGATCCTGGTCGACAGGGCAGCGGACTACGTCGCTGACGTCACCGGGCGACCGCTGGGCTCGATGCCGGTGGAGTACGTCACCACGGCGAACGAGGCGATCCAGCTTCGGGTCGAGCAACTGGCCTTCAAGTCCCAGGAGGATCAGGTCGAAACGGTCAGCGACTTCGACGTCATTCAGAGCTTCGGGGCGGGCAGCTACAACGAGTCGCGCCGGGACATGAAGGAGGTCGCGGAGGCGAAGCTGATCAACCCGAACCCGCATCTTCACGACCTGCTGTGGCGCATGACCACGGCCGACAAGAAGGACGAATGGTGGGAGCGGTGGGGGATGACGCCACCCGCGTTTGAGGTGACCGAGGTCGACTGGACCGGCGCACAAGGCGTCGTG